TTTCCATTATTAAAACAAGTATTATGAATTGGATATATGAAGGTAAAGAGTTTCATGAGTTAGATATTCCACTAGGAGCTGTAGGATTTATATATATTATGTCTGCCATTATAGATGGTAAATCATTTATGTATGTAGGTAAGAAGAATTTCTTTGCCAATATTAAAAAACCTCTTGGTAAGAAAGCACTAGCTATGTCTACAGACAAGAGACTTAAAAAGTACAAGCGGGAATTAAAACCTGATTTTATGAACTATTACAGCAGTAATAAGGTTCTTAAAGATGCTCACAAAGCAAAAGTAAATATTAAAAGAGAAATCTTAAGAATATGTTATTCAGCTATGGAGCTTACATATCAGGAAACAAAGTATCAATTTCAATATGAAGTACTTGAAAAACAAGAATATCTAAATGCAAATATATTAGGTAGGTTTTACAAAATCAAATAATTATGACAGAATTAGAATTAACAGGCCTTCTATTTAAGTTGGCTGACCTTGGTGTTACAGGTGTTAAAGTAAAATATGATGGTGGAGGAGACTCCGGTGCCGTAGAATGGATAGGGTTTACAAAAAAACCTTGTGAAACTCCAGAAGATGTAGATGATAATATGGAAGATTGGGGAGTTGATGCTAGATTATCTAATCTAGGTTCTGATGTTTATACTCAAGTTGAATCTTTTGCAGACGGTATTCTTGCTGATATAGAAGATTGGTGGAATAATGAAGGTGGTTGGGGTGATTTGTGTATTTGTGTTCCTTCAGGAAAGTACATTATTAATAACCATGTAAGAATTACTGAAAGTGAAGATTATTTTCATGATGGTGGTTTGTTAGATAAAGTAGATGAGTAATGGCACATCCACTAGAGCATGCAAAATCTGCCGCGAGACGGTGGAAAGGTAAACCAGAAGATTATTTAGCTATTGAAGAATGGTTTGATGCTACTAAAGCATGGATTGGACACAGTATGCATAGAATGTTCAGACACCACAGTGAGGGAATATTTGAGTGTGAAAGAGTATTTGGTCATAGCTTTATAAACTCTGATGGTATTAAAGTATATACAAGATATGTTGCTGAACAACATGTAAAAGAAGATTGCAATGGATATATTCCAAGTGCAAAAGAATGGGTTACTATGATTGAATCTGGTAAACCTGAGAAATGGGCATTAAAAACTTTAAAAATAGAAGACTAATGGAAAAACAACTATTTGTAATTGATGGTTACAGAATCTGGGCAACTTCTTATGATGAAGCTCTAGAACACTACAATATGATTATAAAATTTTAAATAAAAAGTAATGGCAAAAATGATTTTTGACAAAGAAGAAACAAAAAGCTTAATGATGATGCTAAAATCAAAAGATGCAGACAATCATATTATGGCATTTGAGACTCTAAAGAATGTTGATTTCAAAAAATATGTAGGAGAACTATTAGTTCTCTATAAGTTTGGTGGACACACTATGGAAAACTGGATGTTAAATTGTAAGAAGATAGCAACAAAGTTGTTAGATATTAAACCAGAAACTCCACTAAGTAGTCCTAAAACACTAAGTCTGATTACAAAAAACAAAGGTTCTAAAGCTTCGGTTGAGCTATTTATGGAATTCTTTATTAGGGATATGACCAGGATGTTAGAATCTATTGGGTATCCAACAGACAAATTTGAAATAAATATTAAATTTAAAGATGATGGACAAACAACAAAGTCTTAGTAAAATTGCAAAAGAGCTAATGTTGAAAGAGCCCTATTACGGGTTCTTTCTTATTATGCTCAATAAGTTATGGGGTAAAATGGTACCCACAGCTGGTGTAAGCAAGAATGGAATTAATTACCAACTTGCTATTAATCCTGAATTTTGGGAAAGCCTGAGTGATGAACATAGACTTGGACTTTTAAAGCATGAGCTCAATTAGGGCTCCTTATACAGTAATGTATATGTAAAATTTCTTAAATTGACGGGGACTGCCTTAGAGCTTTATCTACCAAGTACACATATTAATATAGTGTATGGCCAGAATAATTACCTGGGTATGGTAAAAAAGATAAAGATTGGCAAATCCGCAGCCAAATTTCTTGGTCATGTGATTTATTTTTGGTATATTGTAGTATAAATACTTACATATATGAAAACAGAAATAGAACAAAAAGTAATTGATTATTATATTACTGATAAATTATCAGGTCAAAAAATTGCAACTATATTACATGTAAATGTAAAAACAGTTTTTGCAATTTTAAAAAGAAATAATATAAAATCAAGAACTTTGTCTGAATCAACAATGAAATACACTTGTCAAGATAATTTTTTTAATGTTATAAACACAGAAAAAAAAGCATATTGGTTAGGTGTATTGTTTGCTGATGGTAATATTACAAAAAAAGCAAGTAAATCAGGACAGATTATTTTTTCATCAAAAGACAAAGAATGGGTAGAACTATTCTTATCAAATATTGGATCAAATAATTTTCCAAATTGTGAATATCAAAAAGTATTTAAAAAGTATATATGGAAAGCTCAAATAACATCAGCTCAAATGTATAATGATTTAAATAATTTAGGATGCACACCAGCTAAAACTAAAACAATTAAAGTACCTATAATAAATGATGATTTAATACATCATTTTATAAGAGGTTACTTTGATGGGGATGGTACTGTTGGTGTTTATAAAAATCTAAAAAATAATGATTGGAAGATCTTAAAATCAGGTTTTTGTTCAGGTTCACAAGAATTTATTATAGACTTATTAAAAATATTACCAGTAAAAAATAAAAATATTAAGCAAAGTAATGAGTGTTATATTACACAACATTCTTTGCATGATACAATTAATCTATATAAATTTATGTATAAAAATCATACAGTATGTTTAGAAAGAAAAAGACAAATTTTTATTAATTACTTAGACACATATAAACCAAGAAAGAGGTTCAACGACTACAATAGAACATCCTAATAAGGATGAAGGTATAGTCTGATCTCATGTGAAAACATGAGTTAACATAAATGCTTGCATATTGCATTTGGTCATCTTACTACTTTCTTTAAGTTTAGTGATAAGAAAATGGCTAATGTGGCAATGGATATGGAAATTAATCAGTATATTGATGCTCAATATCTTCCTGAAGGTGGTATTAATATTGATGATTATGCTGATCTTAATCTTGATAGAAAAGCTGGTTGTAGATATTACTATGACAAGCTTAAAGAACTTCAAGATGAAAAGAATAAAAATGGTACTTGTGGAAATGAAGCCATGGATGAATTACTAGATAACATTGAATCTGGTAATATTCCTGATCATAGTACATGGGAGGAATTTGAGAATCTAAGTGAAGCTGAGAAACAGTTAATTGAAAGACAACTGCAAAAAGTTCTTACTGATGCTCAAGAACAAACTATTAAGAAAAGAGGTACTGTTCCTGGAGAAATAGAAGGCTTAATTATTGTAGAAGAAGTTGTCAAGCCTAAATTTAATTGGAGAGGTTATCTTAGAAGATTTACTGGTGTAAGTACTAAAGTATTTACTAAGAAAATTAGAAGAAAAGAGAACCGCAGATTTGAGGCTAATCCTGGTTTAAAAGTAAAAATGAGACAGCACATGTTGTTAGCTATTGATACTTCAGGATCTGTAAGTGATACTGAATTACAAGAATTTATGGGTGAAATATTTCATATTTATAAATGTGGTGTAGATATTACTGTAGTACAATGTGATACAACAATAAAATCAATTGAACCTTACAAAGGTAAATTAGAAATGAATGTAACAGGAAGAGGTGGTAGGGTTAAATGTGCCACCCTGTGCAGTGATGTACAGTAAAAAATGCTGTAAATTGCGGGAAAATGCTTAGAGCTATTAATTACTAACTTATGATGGTAACATACATAAGGGCTAGACTAATTATCTAGATATAGTAAAAAGATTAATAGATTGCACAATCCGCAGCCAAGTTTCTTGCAAATGTGAAATATTATTCTTATATTGGATGTATATATATACCACCATGAAAAGAAAGTATAATGTAAATGATGACTATTTTAATAAAATAGACAATGAAGAAAAAGCTTATTGGTTAGGTTTTTTATTAGCAGATGGATGTATCCATGAAAGAGCAGGACAAGATAGATTGTCTTTAGTACTTAGTATTAAAGACAAAAATCATTTAGAAAAGTTTAAAAAAAGTTTATCTTTTGAAGGACCTATAAATGATTATACTAAAAAGTCAGGTTTATTTATTGGTTTAATACATTCATATGTTAGAATAACCTCTCAACTTTTAGTTAATGATTTAGCAAAAATTGGGTGTGTACCAAGAAAAACTTTAACTATGGAGTTTCCAACAATTAATGATGAATTAGTTCATCATTTTATTAGAGGTTATTTTGACGGTGATGGTAGTGTATTTATATCTAAAGAAAAGCATTGGAGAAATAATAATATTTTTCCAGTTATTCATTTTAGATTTATTGGTACAAAAGCTTTCTTGAATATAGTAAATGATAAAATTAATTTATCAGGTAGACTTGTTCAAGCAAAAGGTAGTAAAATATATGAGTTAAGCTATAAAAGAAATAGAAAAGCAAAAATATTTTATAAATACCTGTATAAAGATGCAACTATTTTTCTTGAGAGAAAAAAAGAAATCTTTAAGTCATATTTACAAGAAAAAGGTTCAGAGACTATAATCAGCTGACTCAATAGAGTTAAAGGGATAGTCCAGTTATAAGTGAAAGCTTATATGTTAATGACAGAGTTTGATCCTGTCTTAGAATATTTTAACGAAAACCAAAAGAAATATACTAGCTTGGTATATTTTACTGATGGTGAATGTTATACAGATGTAAAACCTAAAGGTAATACTTTATGGGTTCTGTCAGAAAGATCAAGTATGAATGAAAGTTTACCAGGTAAAGTAATTAAATTAGAACTATAAAAAAAAGAAGTATGAATCAAGTACAATTAAATGTTGACGAGTTAAAGAATTTTATTAAACACATGGTTGCTAATAACCAACATATTCAAGCTGATGGTAAAGTACCAGTTGCTGTTAATATAGAAGGTGATGCTGGTCTAGGTAAGACTTCAGCAATTATGCAGTTGGGTAAAGAACTCAATATGGAAGTTGTTAAGCTGAATTTATCTCAGCTAGAAGAATTAGGTGACTTAGTAGGTTTTCCTGTAAAAGAATTTCAAATTGCAAATGCCGAAGGTAAAACTACTTGGATTAATGAATCTCAGATATCTGCAGCAAGTGCAAAAGGTTATAAAGTTGTAGATAAGAGAATGTCACATGCTGCTCCTGAATGGATTCAGGGTAAAGGAGAAGGTGGTTTCTTAATCTTAGATGACTATACAAGAGCTGATGCAAGATTTATGCAAGCCACTATGGAAATTCTTGATAGACAAGAATATGTTTCTTGGAAATTACCAAAGAACTGGCATGTTATTTTAACTACTAATCCAGACAATGGTGACTATAATGTTACTAGCTTAGACGTAGCTCAGAAGACTAGATTTATATCAGTTGAATTAAAATATGATTCTGATGTATGGGCTAAGTGGGCTGAGAAATCAAGAATAGATGGTAGATGTATTAACTTCATGTTGATGAATCCAGAATTGGTAACTCAAAGAGTTAATCCAAGAGCTATTACTACTTTCTTTAATGCTATTAGTTCTATTGATAAGTTTGAAGCTGAGTTACCTCTTATTCAAATGATTGGTGAAGGTTCTGTTGGTCCAGATTTTAGTTCAATGTTTACTATGTTTATTAATAACAAACTAGACAAGATCATTAGTCCTGCAGATATCTTAACTAAAGATGAGCAATATGTAATGAATACTCTTACTCATGCTGTTGGTAGAGATGATGAGTTCCGTGCGGATATTTCTAGTGTAATTGCAACAAGAATTATCAATTATTCTATTACTCTTGCAGATAAAGGAGCAATTGGTAAACCAATTATTGACAGGATAGCTAAACTTACTACTGACTGTGATGCATTTACAGATGATCTAAGATACTATATGGTCAAGGAGATTGTCAATGGTAATAAAGTTAAGTTCTCTCAATTGATGATGAATCAGGACGTAGTGAAGATGGCTGTAAAATAATTAAAAGATAGAGATTTTCCCTATCATTTATCAGTATTATAAAAATTAATCACATAAGGGGGATGAACTATTCCCCCTTTTTAAACTTTAAAAAATGAAAACATATCTGTTTATTCATGATGTAGAAGTAAATCAAAATGAGCTAATAATAAAGATTGAACCTTTATATTGTGCTGAAAGAGACTCAGATCAAGTAATGAATGTAAACAATAAAGAGTATATTCCTACAAAGGGAGATAAACTTTATTTTCTACCAGGAGTTAATATACCAAGAGTAAAGTTAAAAGACTTATCACTACAACATGGTATTAAAACTGTTAGAGACATTGATGAAGCTACACATGTCTTTTGTGGTAAGAATACTAAAGACAAGTTAGTAAATAGTCATTGGTATTATGATTTAGATACTCAGCTTTTAAGAGATATAGTTGATAATTCCGAAGGCATAATGGATGATCACTATAGAGAAAACTTAAGACAAGCTCTAGAGTTTTACACAGAACCTATTGTAATTGTTGAGTATAGTTCTGCATCTACATTGAGAAATAGTAGTTTAGATATACTTGATAAAATTACAGGAAATATACTAAGATCATCTAATGTTTATTATACTGTTGATGACGAACATACAGATCTATTTCCAGGAATTCTAAATATAGATATTTATGATGAAAGTAAATTACTTAAACATATCAATGGAGATGATGCAGCTACTATAGATGAAACTATGTTCCTACAGATCAGTGATATGTTTAAAAGTTTAGATGAGGATAACCATGTTCTTGCAATGGAAATTATGGCTAACTGTAATTATAATGATAGTTTACTTTATCTTGAGATGCTGTTTGAAAAACATAGTAGTCCTATGCAGCAATCTCGTACTAAAAGTCATGTTAATTTTAAGTCTTTACTTAGTTATCTGGATAAGAATAAAAATTATATGAATACTGATGTTGACGATATTATGAAATCAATTATTAATAAAAATTTAATTGATTTAGATAAAATTAATGTTATAATGAAGTATTATGGTAAAGAAATAGCTGAAGATGGTGGTAATAACTATTTTGATGTTAAATCAATTACTCTTAATGAAGATTATGCAAAGTTACTAGATACTAACTATGTTCATGAGCTTGTCCCAGATTTCATACCAGAGAATGATTCAGATATGTCTGAAATACATGGAAACCTTATAGAGCTTAACTCTCCAGAAATTGAAGAGCTATGCAGTGATATTGCACAGGAAGAAGAACTAATAGATGAAGGCATAGAAGAAGCATTTGCTATGATTGAGAGAATTGAACTCAAGTCAGAG